CTACTAGTATACGATTGCGTTCGTAATCATCTAGTACACGATGCTCTTCGCCATTATGATCTGTCCAACGTTGTAACATCATATTGTTCCAGTTGTAGCCCTTGTTATCGCGATCATCAAAAGCCTCAAGCAATCCTACTTTATTCTTACTACCTTTTTTGCGTACACCAGGATAAGCACTAAAGATATTATCAGTTGCATCGCCTCGCATACACTTCTCAAACAACAACCATTCAGGATGGACTTCTTTGTGTTCACCAGTTTTCTTATCCTTAACTGGCTTACCAAAGTCATCAAATACTCCGTCAAGTGTAATCATGTTATTAGCAATGCCATTGTACTGCTTAACGTTCTCGCTAACCAGTTGAACAAAGTCAGTATCGCTACTAACAATAACATGATTGTCATCGGGATGCATGTTAACAAACCGTGCAATAATATCATCTGCTTCTGCAATATCACATTGTAGTGTACTACAGTTTGCATTTTCTGCAAGGAACGTAACAAGAGAGTCATATGCTTCAAAGAACAAAGCATCTTCTTCTTGTTCTATCTCTGTCTTTGCTTGCCTAGCAGCAACACGATGTGCTTTATAAGGCTTAAAGAAGTCCTTGCGCCAACTGCGCCCTTCTAGAGCAAATACGACATGGTCAGCCTGGCTGATACGCCAGGCACGATTAACTGCACCCATTGTTACATGGATAGCAAACCCTACCTTGGTCCACATATCCATACTACGATGTGCGGCATGTCTAGCACGAAAGAACGTATTTAGAGAGTCTACAAGTAAATATGTCGTCACTTTTACCTCATTAATTCTAAGCTGGGTTAACTGTATTCGTTATTATACTACTAGATTCCTTAGAAGTCAACCACGGAAGTAAAAATTTAGACCATGCTGCGTGGCCATCTGCGCCATAGTGCTGGCTATCAGGTCTAACAGTTTTAAACCCTTGTTCTTGTAACCAATGATAATAAGTTCCGGATTGCTCATATGGGTTAACATAATTGTTGCCCCAGTCCCTTTGATCTTCAACATCAAAGTGATTGTATGAATTAAAGAAAATATGGCGTATATCTTCGTTAACTAACTGCTGATGTAAGTTCCAGATCTGGTCGTGCCAATGCTCACATTTTTCTTTAATTACAGCAGGAGTTTGGTCAATAATCCATTGTTTATAACGGTCACCAAACTCTTCTGGAACACTGTCTGTGCCACTAGCAGTTACTTGGACATAATTATCGCTAGCATCTTTCCATTCTTCACGTTCCCATGAACTCCAGCCGACTATAATTACCTCTTCTTCTCTTTGTTCGCTGGATTTGTTTTCTAGCCACGGAACAAGCAAGTTAATATGCTTCTGTGTAGTTCTAAGTATACGAGCATTACTACTAGCACTCTCTGCTTCAATAAAGAACATCTCGATCTTTAATGCTTGCCCTAGTTTAAATCCATAAGTCAATGGAACTGCGCCAGGATGGGCCTGGCGTCCGAGGTTTTTATAGTTAGGGTCATCCTCTGCAAAACAGTAGTCTTCAATTATTTCAGCTCCTGCACTGTGGCTATCGCCATTAACAAACACACTCATTCTAAATTTAACTCCTTTAATTTAAACCATATTTGATCTAAACCTACTATCAGTAGTAGTATCAATAATGGCTTTAATACTACACCAAACATCATTGGCATACCAACAAATAATGCTAAGTAGCGAGCTAAGAATATAATATAACTATCTAAATCTTTCTCAGGTATTTTTTTTAGCATTTTTTCGTTCTGTTAAGGGATTATTGTGGGGGATTGCTCCCCCACAATGTTATTAGTTATCGACTCTATTGATACCGTTTTCATAAATGTCTTTAATTATACGGATGTCTACGATCTCTTTCGCTGATCTTTTTAGAAAGTATTTAAAGTTCTTTGCTAATCCGTATGCAACACCGTTATACCATTGACTAGTATTTTTGAACTCGTTAAACCGTAATGCAGTTAGCGGAAAGCTATTTGGCATTATTTCTTGAAACCATTCTTCAAACTGTTGGCCTCTCTTTGTGTCTGTGTCGCCAAAATCTGCATACTCTTTTAATGATAAAAGTCTTGTAAGACCACTCAACACCTGATCGTCAATACCATTGTCTGGATAACTTGTATCTATTAGTTCAACTGCTCTTCTTGTTGCGCCTACACCCAAATCGCCCATTCTAAGACATTTTACAAAGTTAGGATATTTAACTTGTTTAATACCAGCGCCTTCATTTACCTTGCCACAACTAATACCCATCGATACTAACTGATCTTTAACATAAAGAGCATAAGGGTCTTTGCCGATTACTTCACTCCAAAATAATTCTTCTGTAGTTAGTCTTCGACTAGATCCGCCATTCATTGCAGCAAACAGTCGGGCTGCATAGTCTTGCTCTTCTATATCAATAATGTGTGCTGGAACCTCTAGGACATCTGGTAAAATCTTTTTTACTAGCCAGGTTCTGTGTTGTCCATTGATCATTTCCAGTGTACTGTCTGGAAACCGCACACATGTTACATAACCAAACAAGTTCCAGTCTACGCCTTTGTGTTTTTCAATCCAACTAAACACATCTTTATGATGTAGATCTCTTTGGGTAGCATTCATTTCTGTGTGTACAGATACTCTGTCACCAGGTGCTTGTATGCCTTTTTCATTTCCAATATAGTGTTTAAATTTTGGAGGGAGTGAAACTTCATTGACTTCTTTGGTTGATTTATTCTTTACTATTGATAACGTGTTTGTTGTTGTTTGCATTTTAATCTCCTTTAATGCGTTTTAGAACTCTTTGCCTACTATCCAATTTCAGCAAAGATGTTTATTTAATTTATTTTACTATAGTAACATCTTTTGTATAGTAATGTCAACTTTTTTATTAATCTTTCTCAGGTATTTTTTAGCATCTTTGCGTTCTTTCTCTGTCATTCATAGAGCAGGAACTACGTTAAAAAGAAGATGCTCTATTGTTAAGTACCAAGCCCATACAGGAAATGCTATTGCTAGCAATGTACTCCAAAATCCATTTGCTAATACTATGCCTGCCATCCATGCAATACAAAATATTAGTCCTACTAGACTTTGCATTATTTGTATTCTGCTTTACCGTCACCAATATCATTTCTAGTAACCATGGCTTCGTCTTTCTCATATGTTTCCATAACAACCTGTCTACACACATCCTGGAACCAATTATCAACCATGTCTTCTTCTACCTCGTTACGATATCCTGCTTTATAAAGCATCTTAATAAACGGTTGGTTCCAGTCAAGTTCAAATGCACCACTGCCAGGATTGTCTGGATCAACTTCAAGATCAATAACTTTAACCCAGGGCTCGTCTTTCTCAGTAGCGATTTCCTTGGCTGACTTTTTTGGAGCTCGTTTTGGTGCTTTAACTTTTTTAGCCTCGCCTAGCCCTATTGCTTTCTTAGCTGTATCTAAAAGTCCCATTCTATAATCTCTCCTGTATTTTTTACTTTAAAATCTTGTATGTTATGTGGTGTTTTTTTCCCTAGTACAACTGCCGCGGCTCTTATTGTGTCACTGTGGCAAATTATAATATGCGGCAGTTCGTTGCTTCGATCTTCTATCTCTTTTAAAAAACTATATACTCTGGATGCAGTATCTTGTAGACTTTCTCCGTTAACTAGAGAAGTTTTCCATTCCTGGGGAATTTGTGATTGTGTGCCAGTTATATCACCAAAGTCACGATCTCTAATAAACGGGCTTACTTGTTGGGTTTTTCCCCAGGGGGTACTTTCGCATACAATTCTTGCTGTATTAAAACTACGTCTTAGGTCACTGCAATACACATTAGCAATCTCTACGTATTTATCTGCTAAGATCGTAGCGATGTGTTTAGCTTCAGCCATACCCTGTTCAGTTAGTTCAGGATCATGCCATCCTGCTATTAAGTTTTGGACAGTGTATTCACATTGTCCGTGTGTTACCCAAACTGACTTCACAGTGCAAGTGCCCAAAAGAAAACTACAAAGCCTAGGACAATATAGAGGGCCCATTTTTCAGGACCTTCTATATTTCCATATTTTTTAGATTCTTCCCAAACTTCTTTCCAATCGGGTTTTTTAAATATTTTCACATCCCGCTCTTTCTTAGCTTATCTTCTATTGATTCGTCTAGTATCTTTTCTTTAATTTTAAGATCAGTATCTATAGGTGTGTCAGGGAGCCCGGTATTATTATTACGTTCCCCAGGCATTTCCGAAAACGTCGACATGAAGCCGGGGGGAGTAACGATAGCCTTTTTCAAGTGCAATTTCTGCGACAGCTTTTCCGTTTTTAAAGTAACTGTCTGTTGTACCTCCGACAGCCATGAGGTATACCGGCGCTTGGACACCATTGGATCCATATACTGACACAGCTCTGTCGACTTCATCCACATCCACAGCATCACATACCACAAACTTGAAATACAATTGACTATTAGGAATATCGCTGTAACTACGAGCAATGTCAGGCTTAATAGCATCATCCCAATCATGTCCACTAACCGATAATTTAGGGGAACATGACCATGTAACATGTATTCGCTGTGAATTTGTGAGGTAAGATTTGAAATCGTTGTGCAGAGTTTGTGTGGTATTTGTTTCAAATGTAACATTTTTTAAGTCCTTCATACGAGGGTGTTCAAATAGTTCTGTATACATACGTTGCCATCCTAACAATGGCTCTCCTCCAGTAACTACTAAATGGATATCCTGGCCGTTTTCTTGCGTCCAACGTCCGTCTGGAGTTAAACTTAGTAGGTATTCTACAAGTCCGTCTACGTCTGTTGTAGTTTGGAACTTCTTAAATGCTGGATGCCAAGCCGCATAACTATCACAGCCTGTTGTTGCTAGTGGTAGATCATCTAATTTCTTATAAAGATGTGGATTTTTTTTAACTTGTGCTGCAATGTCATCTGGCTCAGTAGTGCTTGTGCCATGTGGCAACCCAAATCCAGGACACGTAAAGTTGCATCCGTACATGCGAAGGAAAACACTGGGAACACCAGTAAATCTTCCTTCGCCTTGCACACTATAAAATGCTTCAGTGTATCTAATTTTCATAAATTAACTTTCTTAACTCTGTTGTTGATGCAGGCCATGTGTTTAACTCGAAACACTTGATTTCATATCCTCCAAGTCGTAAATTTCTTTGAATAATCGCTTCGTCAAATATAGAAAGATCTTTCATTTCCATAAACTTATCATTTATTATAGCAGATGTTAAATCCTTAATCAACTTATCTTTATAAAGATGTGGTTCATTTTTGAGCCAATCTGCATGTAATACTTTAATGTCAGCAATGCTTCGCATAACTTCTATCTCTAGCCAATCTGCTAACGCCATGACAGTATCTACAAATTGATCTCTTATCATGTTTATTTCTATTTTCTTGAACCTAGGATTACTATAGGAGTCTACGTCATTAAACCTTACCTCAGCAATATGTTGGTCCCATAGGTAATAACTTAAATGCTCTCTGGTTTCCCAGTGTTCATTTCCCTGCCAAGACGCTAGATCTTGGGTCATTGTTTTGCCTGTTTCTAGTAACCATCTTGATTTAAAAATCTTTGTTAACTTATTATTCATATGCCAGATAAAATCGTCTTTTGCTGGATACAATGCAACAATTTTATCATAATGATCGAATAGTTTATTATATGAATCAACTAGCCGAGTAGTAGTGTCACGGATAGGATGCAATATAGTGTTATTTTTCACATCGGAACATGCTTGATCAACAGTGAGACTATAGTTAGAGGACCAATTATGACTATTCCTTTGATCCGTAAACGGTCTATTCTCAACAGGAAAGTTTCCTTGCATCCATTCTAGTGTCCATGAAACAAAGTTTCCGTAGGCGCCGCCTGGATATGTTATACAAAACATTATATCATCTTATTTTAGTTTGGATTTAAGATCTTTAATCATGTTTGGCTTAGTCATACGACGATCCAGTTCAACTCCTAGATCACGACCATGCTCTTCAATCTTAGCTTTAGTCATTTTTGCTATATCTTTAGCAATCTTAGCTTTTGCTTTTACCTCTCCAGTTCTTTCTAATTGAGATAAACTTTCTGCAACCTTTACCTCTATACTTC